ATTACGTCATGCAAAGTCATGACACTTACACCCCCAGTGTGGCTACTGGAACTACTCCTCAGGCAGCAAAGACTGCCGAACATTCACATAAGCAAAAGTTATCAAAAGATTTGGTAACGCCTTCTCCCAAAGCGGAGAGTACCACGTCTAGTCAGAAGAAAAAGACTAGTTCGTTTCCGGCTATTCCGAACTACCGACCGACCAGCCGTACTATGGCTGTTAAAGACAAATCGGAATTGCCTTTTATACATCAACCCGTGCGATATTACATACCACATTCTCGCAGCTACAACAATGAGAAGGTGGCGATACTTAGCAAGTATCATCCCTGCACCCTCAAGGATGTTCATTCGTTTTCTAAGGACAATGAGCATCCATTGTGCGCAGCCTTCAGAGCTATAGCAGAAGCTTTCGCTCTTGGAGAAGCGCAGAGGGAGCTAGAAGATGCCGGCATAACACATGGATGGATTAGGGATTTTGGTGGTGCAGTAAATCGTCATCATGCCCTGAAAAGAAACCATGTGCATTCTTGTAAACCCGATTATGAGTACAAGGATATATCACGCAACTTCCGGCTAAAAGGAAGCAACTACTGTAGGAAAACATTCAGTACCTGCAATCTCACCACGGCAGCCTCAATGTCAGTGCATGCCATCTACTATTTCGATCCGTGGACAATGGCTCGCGTTTTGATGAACCAAACTGTACCAGTACATTATGCTGTAATGCATGTGTATGATGGTGCGGAGGGTACACTAATGAACGGCGAAATGTCATACACCACCAATTTGAATGGTCAATATGTCGTGAGAGCTAAAGGCAACTGGGACGCTTACACTCATGGAACCATGCAGTGGCTAAGAGACGATCATGTCACTACGCCAGAAGGAATAACAATGGTGTGGAAAAAGGTTAGATCGTTTGCTGACGTCCATGTTTTCCGTTTTGTTGCAACCAAAGATGCAAGGATATTGCGTCAAAAACATACAGATCAGACAGCACCACGACCTGTGGGCGACCCGTACAATAAGATTCTGGACCAGTGTTACAGATTGGCTGAACCTATCAACGAGAAAGGGTTCAGACAGTATGTCAACCGGTGCATGAGGGCTGCTGATCAAGAAGGATTGGAAACGTTGAAGATCCAGGAACTTGCTGGATTGCGTTATACATCTCTTTCCAAGACGCAATTGCCTGCCGTCTCACGCAATTTTCTACGCGAAGCTGCTAGACATAACACACGGTTAGGTTTGAAATTGGAAACATGGAGGCAACGTTTGGCGTTTTTGTTAGCAACAATACTGATGCTGACACTAACCTTGACGTACGAAAGTAATGCCGGTGAATCTTGGATGATGCGCCTGTTCACTCTGGCTGTGGGCATATTAGGTTATGCTTACATCCACATTAGTGAACACTATGTGACCAACTTAAACGCTAAACTCTTTGATTACTGCTGCACGTTGACCAGAGAAGAGTGGAAACCACTCGCTGGCAAGGAAAAAGTGCTAAAGTATGTACCCCCAAAACACACTCCATGTGAACCTGGTTTGTGTGCTTACCCCATGGTTTTTCACAGGGATTTTGTTCCAATGATGCCACGGAGGTGTAGCCACAATACCGAAGCTTGTGTTCGCAACAGAGTGTTAAATGCCACCACAGCAAAAGCTGAGGCTTGGGAAGGGGTCGACTTGCCTGATTTCCTTGTCGAAGTAGCAGGAAAAATCTCTTTGGAATTAGAGCCAATGAGCTGGGATGAATGGATCGAAAGATTTCCTGGCAAGAAACGAGACCGCTTGATCAAAGAGCAAGTTGATGCTGAATTTGAAATTTATGATGAAAAGGAATGGAATCGATCCAAACTGTTTGAAAAACGTGAATTCATGCCTTCTTCTGATAAACCACCAAGACCTATTCATTCATCCCATGTGGAGTTGAACTTTGGTGTCGGAAGATGGCTGATCCCATGCATGGAATTACTGGCAGCATTATTGCCTGAAGAATATTATTTCCCTCTGCATGGTGATTCTCGAGAAATCGGGGAATTTGTTGAACAACATGGATCAACTTGCGCGGAAATGCTGGAAAATGATTTTTCTGGGTTTGACTCTACAAAGAATCGCTGGTTATTGTGTCTACTCATTAAATTTTTCTTTCTATGTGGATTTCCCCGTGATGTCTTACGCAGGATGCAGCTAGACACCGAATGGATACACGTAAAGGGTCCTTTCGGTCTGAGGTACGTCATGAGAAGTGTTGGAGCTTCCGGTCGTAGTGAGACTCTTGCTGGAAATACTGTGGGCAACATCATCATTATGTTTATAGTCTTTGAAGACTGGTTAGCGGCGATGATCATCAAAGGAGATGATTCGATTTGCTTCCTATGGTTTAAACTGTCTGAATCGCAAAAGAAAACAGTGATTCAACGTATCACGGACCTAGGATTCAAATGCAAACTAGTGACTAAGAAACTATGTGATGTGGAATTCTGTTCCTCGTATGTAGTGCCTTGTGTCGGTGGACATGTCTTGATACCTAAACCAGGGAAACTGTTAGCTAAGACGTTCTGGTGTAAAAATACCAACTACACTTTAGAACAACAACAAGCACAGTTTGCAGGTATCTTGAATGGGATGAAAAATGTCTTGTTTCATCTACCGATTTTCAGACGTATGTACGAGACTAAAATCTATAAAGAAAATTTCAAAACCGAATCGGTTGTCCAGGAGTACAATGAGTACGCCAAGGAAATGATCCATTATGAGGAGATGGACATAATCAACTGGTTTGAAGAATGCTATGGGCTGTCGGCGGAGGAAGTATATCAGATTGAGAGCTTGATCACTGATGAATGGCCCATTGAATTATATGGAAGCGAAGTTGAAATTTTATTACGAAAGGACTGGGGTGAACCTAATTACTCAGACCTTCTTGTAGTGGAAGAAGAATTTGCTGACAAGCATGAGGAGGCTCTGTACGTAATCTTCAAAGACATGATGAATGTTCTTATAGAAGAAATTCTGCGTTGGTACCTTCCATACTTCAGTTTAATGATAGGATTGTATGAGAGTTATGTCTTATTGACTCCGTACAATTTTGTCGCCCACCTAGTTTTGGATGTGATGATGAAAGAGCATGGGTTTTTGATAGCACTGCTCCTACATGCATTGCACAATTCGTTGGTTAGCTTGATGGGGACCGCGGCGCCATTAAGCATGGTTAAAAATAGTAAGAAGAAAAACAGCAAATCACGTGGTAAGTCCAGTAACAAAGAGAATGAGATGATTGATCGTATGGCTAGGCAGCTGGCGCCTAAACTTAAACCATTGATCAAACAAGGCTTCAGGACCGGGGGATCGGCTCTCGGTAACTGGATAGCCCCTGGTATTGGAGGAGAATTAGGATATCAAGCGGGAGCAGGAGTGTCGAAAATCTTAGGATTTGGGGATTATAAGGTGAAAAGCAATTCGTTGACGAATGCGCCGCAGTTTGGCAAATCACCACCCTCAATCCGCATACGCAACCGAGAGTATGTTACAGATGTTTCAACATCAACCTCGTTCCTGGCTCAGAACTTCACAGTCAATCCGGGTAATTCAGTGTTGTTTCCTTGGCTAAGTGGGGTAGCTGCGAGCTATCAACAATACAAGGTCAATGGAATGGTAGTATACTACAATTCTACCAGTGCAAGCGCAATTGGCAGCACCAACACCGCTTTGGGAGCGATCATGATGTCATCGAACTATGATTTGGCAGAGGCACCGTACTCATCCAAACAAGAAGTTCTTTCGGCATATTTTTCCAGTTCGGGGCCTCCTAGTGAGGATCTCGTTCACGCAATTGAATGCGACCCAAAACAGCGACCTATTGATGTGTTGTATATCGATCACAATGGTGAATCGGAGGTTGATCCTGCATTATACAATCTGTGCAATTTTCAGATGGCCTCTACAGGAGCCCAAGAGGCTTCCGTTGGAGGAGAAATGTGGATCGCTTACGATATAACACTAATGAAACCTAAAATGCGTGAAGTGGGACAATATTCTTTGCTCGAGAATGCAGCTTGGGATACCACTGACACATTGGGTGCGATCCAAACTGAAGTGATAGGAACTCCAATGCCAGTCCTTGCAAGTGGAGGGGGGTACGACACAATAGATCTGTCCGCATACAGAGGCCAAACCATTTTGATAACATTCGTGTTAACAGGTACTGGCTTCTCAGGAGTCTCTTTGGCGTCCTCATCATCGCAAGGTCTAACGAGGGGCGATTTTTGATCAAGGTAATTCACATAGTCCGGGCACTAGTTTGTCTGGCTCTGTGAAGATCGTTAATTTCCTCTGTTTCGAAGTGTCAACGGACACTAGCATCATGCCGTCTTACACCCTTGGTGTTTCGGCTACAACTTCCACAAGAACTTATGTATCCGTC